GCGGTTCTTGCTGCGCGGGCGGGGTGATCTTCTTGTTCGGATCAAGGTTGTTGTAGCCGCTGTCCGGGTCGGCGGCGATCTTCGCACGAACTTCTTCAGGCTCAACCACGCCAGCGGTGATGTAAGCGGCATCGGTCTCGCCATCCGACTTACGAATGAGAGCCTGCTCCTTGCCATTCATCGAGACGAGGTCCACGAAGTCGAAGGTGATGTCGTCGTAGATCTCCCCGAACAGATCCAGCATGGCGATCTTATCCACAGCCTCGAGCGGCTGACGGAACATCGCCTCCTGGCGGGCATTGACACGGTTGTTGTAGATGGTGATATCTGACTCAGCCGTGGTGGTAAGTCCCGAGGGCGACAAGCCAAACATGACGGACAGCGGCACCTTAGCGACGGTTGCCATGTGCTCCTGGGCCTGGGATACTAAATCCTTGACGCCAGAGAGTGGTGTGTTCTCCTTACCGAACTCTTCCAACTTATCGAGCATGAACACGCCGTTATTCTGCTGCATCGCGGTGAAGAACATGAGACGCTTCTTGAAGCTCTCATAGTTCTGCCCCTGCAGGATGCCATTCATATTCGTCTTGAGTGTCGCCGTAGAGAAGTTGCGCAACAGACGTCCAGCGCTGTCCCGACTACTGAGCCAGTAGTCGATGTACGGCTGAGCTAACTGGCTGAGCGACATACCGCTGAAGTTGAACACCGGCTTAAGCAGATCGGGCAGTGGCCGCGAGTTGAACTCCAACAGCCGGCTCGAGTGAACTTTCTTGCTGTACACGAACCACGACTCGATGACGTAGTAGCACGGATCCAGCGGATCACTGGCATTATACTCCGCAGGGTAGGTGGTAATCGGCTCGATGCCTTTGAACCGCTTGAAAGAACCCTTCCTGATCTTGCTTGGGTCCAGCGCGAGAGGAGTGACAAGCTCCTCATCTTCATCACCGAAGTCGGTGAAGAGCTGTGAGCGACCCATGTAGCCTTCGAACTTCCCCGCCCAGTTGAACCACTCCTTGACGTGCTTATCCTTATACCACGTATCAAGCTGCTTGATGACGTCGGTGCGGTCCTTGTTCGCCGAGGACTTGTGCTCAATCCACTTGCGAGTCATCTCATCGACGGTGCAGTCGGTGATGTCCCGATACTCGTTGATTTGCAGCAGCTCGGTGAGGTAAGGGAAACCAGGAAAGCCACCCGTGCCGGCGAACATCCCGGTACGACTGTTAGGCCTCGGGCCGATCATACTGTTGTAGGCATCATCCATCGCGAGGATGTGATCGGCAGGGGCGACGTTCTTGAAAGGTGGGGTGTAGGGATGCAGGCTGAACTTCGGTTTCGGCAGCTCCAAGAAGGCGTTCTGACCTCGCTGGATCATAGCCATCGCGAGTGCACCATCATCGATGTTGAGCAGCTTCTTCGCGTACTCTTCCTGCGTCTCCACCAGCTCGTGGCGATCACGCTCACGGCGATGCTCAAGCTCACGCTCGTTGCGCCAGTTGCGGATCCACTTGGCTGGGTTGAAGGTCATGACTTCTCCTCGTGGTAATCCGCACGATGGGCGTGCTCATACATCTTCGAGACGTTGTTCTCTTTCTTGTACTGCATCTGTGCCGCACGGTGATCTTTGCCCGCCTGACGATGATCTTCATGCTTATCACTTTGCGCTGCCTTGATGGAAGAGCGATATGCATTGTCACCAAGCTCCTTGCCGGTGTACTGATTCGCATGCTCATCGAGCGTCATGCTCAGCGCAAAGTCCTCATCAGACCCGATCACGATGCTGCCGCGCACGTCGATCATAGCTCACCATTCATGGCCAGGGCCAGCAGCTCATCACTGATCTCGATCGGTCCCTCTCCGCCAGTCGCGTCTTCCATCGCACCGATGAAGGCATCCACGTCATCGTCGTGCTTCGCGTTGGGAAAGTTGCTGCACTGATCGATGAAGTCGGACTGCCACTCTTCCTTCTCCCCGTTGGGACCTTCGAGGAAGTAGATCATCTTGCCTTCGTGATACGGCGTGATGGTGTCAGCACGCAGCACCTTGTCCGTCGCGTGGATGACTTCAAAGATCGGCACACGAGAATCGCGACTCACCGCCTGCACGGTGGCCTTGCCTGACGCGGAGCCACCACCTTCGACGTTGACCTTGTTCACCACCGCCCACGCGTCGAAGAGCATCTCCACCTGGCGCTTCACATCGGGGAACTGCAAGCGATCTTTCCACACGTCCAGGATGTAAAAGCGACTCTTGGCGATGCCGAGAGTGACGCACGCCGAGTAATCATTCTGCTTCTTGACGCCCAGAGCCGTGTCCCACGTCTGCGTCACCATGTTGATGTCCAGCTGGATGTGCAACGCCCGACGCTCACGCTGCGTCATCTCGGAATAGCGCTTGTTCTGCAACCGGTGCCACTGCCAGTTGTCCTTCTTGAAGAGGTTTCCTTCCGCCGCCGCCGGACGCTGCTGATACAGGGAAGCCCACACCTTCGAGCCCACACCCGGCTTGTCGGAAGTCCCCAGCTTGATGCGCTCCAGCGCTTTCAGCGGGTAGCGTTCAGGGTGCAGTGCCTCACCCTTCTTGCGAAGCAGCACCTTGTCCTCATCGAACTCATCCTCTTCCGCGACGGCGGGGAAGCGAAGCACCTGATACTGCTCGCCGCCCATCTTCATGTTCGCGAGGATTCGGCCCACCAGGTCATCCTCGTGCCACCGAGTCATGATGATGATGATCCCACCACCGGGCATCAGGCGAGTGTAGAGTGTCGACGTGAACCAGTCCCAGACGCCTTGGCGAATGGTCTCGCTGCCGGCCTCCTGCGCATCTTTGATTGGGTCATCAACGAGGATGACGCGCGCCCCACGGCCGGTGACCCCGGCACCAACACCGGCGCTCTTGTAGATTCCCTTGTGATCGACGATCTCGAAGATGTCACTGTTGCGCAGATAGGAACCATCCGCCACGGTGCGGATGTTCGTGCCCCACAGGGTGGTGTCAGGAAAGAGCTCACGGTACTCTTCCGAGTCGATGATGCGCTGCACGTCACGGTTGATCGATGAGGCAAGATCACTAGCGTAGCTCGTAGCAATGATGTCCAGGTCGGGATACTTTCCCAGCGCAAAGGCGGGGAAGCACCGCGAAGCTTCCTCACTCTTGCCGTGACGAGGCGGTGCCATGATGATCAACCGCGGTGACTTCTCCGCCACCACGTCATCGAGGAACTTTTCCAGCGCCTCGCCAAGCTGCTTGTGGAACATCCCCGCTTTGTAGCCCTTGCGCGTGAACTGCATGAAGGGCACCAGGTGCCGGCGAGCGCGTTCACTGATGCAGTCCAGAAGCTCCAGTTTCTCCTCCCGGGTTAGAACCTTAGCCTGAAGGTCCTTCGGGGCCGCTGAGGGTGACTGGTGGACACTGGTGCTAGGTTTGCGGTTCTTCTTCCGTGGGCCTTTGGACCCCTTGCCACGCGGGCGGTTGTCGAGGCGAGGAGGTGCTAGCACCGCGTGCGTCATGATCCCAGCCTTTCGGCGATCAGCGCGTCAAGCTCTTCGTCGGTGAGCTGCTGCTTCTCCCGCTTGTGGCCAGCCATCACCACCTCGGTCTTGTCGCCAAATACGTTGCGCTTGCGACCCTTCATCAAGAACATGAGCAGCGTGTCACTGGTCTCGAGCACGGTGACTTCTTTCCGCTTCTTGGTCTTGGGATCTTTCACCGTCACCGGCCGTCCTTTGAAGAAGAGTTGACGCGGCGTTCCGGTCACCGCTCGGCGCCACGCCTCCTCTTCCGCTTTGTTGTAGCCGCGATCAAAGGCATCGTCCCAAGCAGCGGAGAATGCCGGATCGTCACGCTTGCGATCGTAGGCGCAGAACCGAGTGATGTTGGCAACGTCACAGGCCTTCGAGACGTTGGGCTCTTCCACCAGCGCATCGAGGAACATCTGCCACTGATCGTCGGTCTTCTTGACACCCTTAGAAGCGCCGGTGCGCTGAGTCTCAGTGGCGTGGTTGACCTTACGTGGCATCGGTGATATTCTCCAATCGGTAAAATATAAATCCACTGCCCACTCTTAGCCACACACCGCGCTTCACCATACAGGCCAAAAACACAATCAGATACACCTCTCACACGCGCCACAACAGGAAGGACAGGACCTCTCGTCGGGCGACATGATGGTGCTATGTATCTCTGTATCTGATTTTTTTTGAGAATCAGATACGCCACAGAGTTAGTGAGACAGCTGCTATAAAAAGTTTTGTATCTTTGTATCTCTTTTTTCTCTAATTCTCTTAGGAGGAGGAAGGGAAATAAGTAAGTATTAATAGATAGGAGTTATGGATATATATATAGGTTTGGGCCCTCTTTTAGAGTAACAGAGAAACGTGAACCGAGATTTACAGGCATATCACGCAGCACATCTTCACTTACGTTGGGTGAAGCACCTGTAACCTATTTTGTGAGTTCTCTTTTCTTTCACCTGTTGGTCCGTGTTGTTTCGCCTATTTGTGCCATTCTTTCGCCTGTTTTTGAGGCCCATCGAGGCTAGTTTGAGGCAATTTTTCGGTGCACATCCACGTTGCTGTACCGGTGCAAAACAGCGATCGCCCAACTTCACGCTTCACTCTCAATCTTACATATGTCTATAAGAATTTGACGAGCCATCACGCCGCCCTCGAGCTGATCTCGTGGTGTAAATTATATTGGACTCCACCACGATCACGGGTGTATGATAGCCCTCTAAAATCATGCAGCCTCAACCACGCAACCTGGAGGTTTTGATTGTGACCACCGCCTATGACCTTGTTCACCAGCAGGAAGATCTGATCGAAGATCTTATTAAGCACCACGTTGTGGATCGTAAAGTCACCAAGCTGCCGCGCCTCGAAGAGCGACGAACGGCGATCCAAGATATGATGCTGATGGTATTCGCGCCGCCCATCGGTCGTGGTGGCCAGTGGAAGCGCTTTCGTGATCAGCAGAAGTTTCTCTGGCAGCGCCAGCCCGGTCCTCGGTGGGATGATCCTAGTGGACCCGAGGAGCCTATCGTGATTCAGGGAATCGACGCGGTAGTGGCCAAGCTTGGGTGGAACCTCAGCACCTTCCGCACGAAGTTCTCGAAAGCCCATGAGGTGCTTACCGTGCCGGTCTTGAATCAGCAGACCGGCAAGCACGACACCATCACCATCACGCGAGCTTAAACATGTCACGTGCTGGTAGTCCCTCACCGGAGGTGCGGAAGCTCGCCCTCGCCAAGCTCCAGACTTCGGGACTAACCGAGGCGGACTACAAGGCCCTGAAGATGGATGTCCGCACCGCCACGGAGATGGTTGCGCTCTGCACCTGGTTTCGTCCCGCCCCCGCCCTGGAGATTCCCTACTTCAACGCGGATGGTTCTCCGATGATGGTGAACCGAGGCGGCAAGGAACCTTTCAAGCGATGGCGCTATCTGCGCGGTGACAGCAGCTTCAAGGCGCAGACCGACACTCGTGAGATCAAGTATGTTCAGCTACCTGACACCAGCATCCGCCCTTACTTTCCACCGAGTGTTCGGTGGCAACCACTTCTGGGTGACGCTAAGCTGCCACTGATCATCACCGAGGGTGAGCTCAAGGCGGCCAAGGCCTGTCAGGTCGGCTACCCAACCATCGGTGTTGGTGGGGTGTGGAACTTCAAGTCCAAGAGTGCCGGCTATCTGCTACTACCGGAACTGGAAGCGGTCAACTGGTGTCAGCGTCACGTCTGCATCATCTACGACTCTGACTTTCGGGAGAAGCCCGACGTGTGCTCGGCACTGAATGCCCTTGCGGAGGAGCTGTGGGTTCACGGAGCCTTGCCTCACTACGTGGCCCTCTCACCCGGCCCGGACGGCGAGAAGGTAGGTCTTGACGATTATCTCCTCGCTTGCAAGCACCCGAAGGCGGATCTCACCGACCTGCTGAACCGAGGCAGTGAGCCTCTCACGCTGGCGAAGTCGATGTGGGACCTGAACAAGCAGGTCATCTACGTGCGTGACCCGGGTCTGGTCTACGAGCTAGGCACCGGCCAGAAGATCGCACCGAATGCCTTCGTAAATCACGCTTACGCGGATCTCTCTGGTCCGGAGCTGGTCGTGACGCCCAGCGGTGACACCAGCCTGAAGCGGACGCCCCTCGCAGAACGGTGGCTCACGTGGCCTTTCCGAAGTGTTGCCTCACGTCTTACCTACGCTCCCGGACAGGACCAGCTGACCGACACCCGTGAACTGAATACGTGGCCAGGCTGGGGCTGTGAGCCGAAGCGCGGTGACCCAGCGTTATTCCTGCGGCTGATCGACCACATCTTCACCGGCGCCACCGCCGACGAGAGACTCTGGTTTCTGCGCTGGCTAGCCTACCCGCTCCAGCACCCGGGGACCAAGCTCTTCACCACCTGCCTTATCCATGGTGTGGACCAGGGCACCGGCAAATCACTCGTGGGCTACACGCTGGGGGCGATTTACGGCAAGAACTTCCAGGAGATCAAGCAGGAGAACCTGGAGGGTGGGTTCACCGACTGGGCAGAGAACAAGCAGTTCATCCTTGCCGATGATGTCACGGGAAACGACAGCCGCCAGCACGCTGGCACGCTGAAGACGCTGGTTACCCAGAAGACCATGCGCATCAACATCAAGTATGTCCCCGCCTTCTCGGTCCCCGACTGCGTGAACTACCTCTTCACCTCCAACCAGCCAGATGCCTTCTTCCTCGAAGACAAGGATCGGCGGTCCTTCATCTGGGAGGCAACCGCCCCGCCGATGAACGAGGAGTTTTATCGCTGCTACTGCGATGCGCTGTTCGAGGATAAGACCCTCGGTCCTATCGTCTTCGACTGGCTCCTACGTCTGGATCTCGGTGACTTCAACCCAGCGGCACCGGCACTGTATACTCAGGCCAAAGACAACATGATCAGCGACACAAAGTCCGACCTCGGTGCGTGGGTAAGCCAGCTGAAAGCCGACCCGGACATGGTGCTGCGAGTCGGAAAGGTGAAGGTGGCAGGTGACATGTTCACCGCCGCCGAGCTGCTGAGGATCTACAACCCCATCGAATCGAAGGTCACCGCGAATGGCCTAGGCCGTGAGCTGCGCCGCTCCGGTGTCCCGATGTTCAACAAAGGCAAGACCGTTCGCTCCACCAAAGGCATGAACCGTTATTTCATCGTGCGAAATACGGAGAAGTGGTTACGCGCCTCGCATGCTGCTGGTGCCAAGTATCTCAACACACTAGTTTAGGAGAAGGTATGAACGACTGCCCACTCTATATCTTCGACCTGGATGGCACCCTTGCCAACCTGGATCACCGTCTTCACTTCATCAGGCAATCGGAGGACCAAGCACCGAGTCAAGTGTTCATCCCGGACTGGGATGCTTTCTTTGCCGCCTGCGGTGAGGATAAGCCGATCAGGTCGATGCTGGGCTTGATGGATGATCTCGGCAACGCCGCCCTGGCTTCCGTTGAGATTTGGAGTGGACGTGATGAGACGACACGTGAAGTCACCACCACGTGGTTGAAGAGGTATGCTGGACACTACTTTGATGAGCTGAAACTTCGCACTCACGGTGATCACCGCCCAGACCACGAGCTCAAGGAGGGGTGGCTGAAGGCACTAGACCCATATGATCGTCGTCGCCTCATCTGTGTGTTCGAGGATCGTGATGCCGTGGTTGAGATGTGGCGACGTAACGGTGTCACTTGCTGCCAGGTAGCAGCTGGAGGTTTCTGATGAAGAACGTGGTCGTTGACACCGAGTGCCGGACCGAGGGAGAAGCGCTTGAGCTGTTCCACGAGATTGTTTCAGAGATGGCTGACGAGCTGGTCAGTGCTGATGAGGCTATCCTCACCATCCATCTTCGTGATGACAAGTAGTTCAACCGTAACAAGGAGAAGTCATGGTCGTTGCCGAGCTTATTCAAAAGTTGATTTGCTGTCCGCAGGATGCAGTCATTGTCATCGAAGTGAATGACGACTATTCCAAGGACAGTGCGGATGAGATCATCACCACCCTCACAAAGTTTGCACACACACCTCAACAATTTATTACGCTTTACAACATCAACAAGGGCGATGACTTCACCGTGCCATCACATGAAGTTCGTATCTAACGAGTTCACCAACCGCCGGGACCGTGCGCCCGGTTTTCACCAACAAGGAGGCCATCATGGCCATCGACATCAAGGCAGTGAAATCGGAAATCAAGACCCTCAACAGCGAGAAGGCCGGTCTGGAGAAGGAAGTCGCCACCTCCCTGAAGGCCCACGAGAAGCTGGAAGCGAAGAACACCAAGGCCGTCAACAAGCTGGACACGAAGATCGCCAATCTCGAAGACAAGCTGGCGCCGAAGGAGTAGCACATGACCAAGACCATTCGAGTCGAGAACGCCGACAACGCCACGTTCAAGGTGGTAGTGGAGGTGTGGGACAAGGGATATCCTGCCGGCGAGCCTGACACTCTGGCGCGGACCATCCAGCTCTATAACCCTGCTCCATGACCCCGCCGGATCTCTACCTCACCAGCACCCGCTACCTCATCGTGAAGGAGGTCTGATGCGCTGCTACCTCGTGAAAGTCCCCGGCTGCGTCAGGCTCGCGGCCACCGGCGGTGAAGCCCGCGCCTACCGCCAAGCATTTGTGGATGAGCGCGGCGTGATGAAGAAGAAGGTCGCGATCGATCAGATCGACATCAAGACGGCCAAGCCCGACCTCTTGGCCTTCATCAACATCCTGCTGGAACAGCAAGACGACAACGTGGACTTCGTGCTGCCGGGCGGTGAGAAAGGAGAAGGCGATGGCGATGAAGAAGAGTGACGTGACGCCGAAGCGTGGTCAGATGGTCACACCGGCAGACGCACCAGACGAGCCGGAAGACCTCGTGAATCATCCTCCCCACTACACGCAGGGTGCGGTGGAATGCATCGAGGCCATCGAGTCCGCCCTTGGACGTGACGGTTTCATCGCCTTCCTTCGTGGCACCATCATGAAGTATACCTGGCGGCTGGAGGACAAAGACTCGCCGCTCGAAGATGCCAAGAAGTGCGAGTGGTATCTCAAGCGTCTCATCGAGGTGCTTGAGCGGTAAGACAACAAGTTGGCGGCGATCGGTGTGGCCGGTTGTCGCCTTCTTCTTCTTTATGGAGGTAAGTCATGGTCGAACGAATCAACATGCGTCGTCACACGCACTTCATCACCGGCCCCAAAGGGACTGGTGGTTTTCTCTTTCGTAAGTATACGCCCGAGGAGCACGAGTCCTTACACTTCAACAATGGCGTGAATGCGGGCACGGTGTATCGTCTCGAGTTCGCCCTAGAGCAGCCTGGCGACGTGGTCCTCGATCTCGGCTGCGATGAACTGAACGAGAAGCTGCGTGGCCTGCTTGATGAAGCACTACAGAAGTGGGATGTCGGTCAGTTTAAAGACTTCACGATCAGCATCCCCGGCTTGTCTTTAAAATCCCATCAAGGTTACTGGTTTTAGCATCGAAGATAAGATCAGTAAGGTGCTTATCGGTGCCGTCCTTAGTATCATCATCCACAACGGGGCACTGCAAAGACATCCCGTGGCAGAGATCATCCTGAACGGCGTTCACTATCTACCCAAGGAGTCATGATGCAAGACGTAATGCTTGACCTCGAGACCATGGGCACGGGACCACGTGCCGCGATCGTTGCCATCGGTGCGGTGGCGTTCGACCTGGAAACCGGCCAGCTCGGTGAGATCTTCTATCGCGTGGTAGATCTGAGATCCAGCGTCAAGGCGGGTCTGGAGATGGACGCGGACACCGTGATGTGGTGGTTGCGACAGAATGACGCCGCGAGGTTGGCGCTGACCAACCCCACCGTGGCTGCGGTAGATCTTAGGGAAACACTGGTTAGTTTCAGTCACTGGCTCGTCACCCAGTCGGTCGATGGTGAAGGCTTGGCCCATGACTGCCGAGTGTGGGGTAACGGAGCTGGCTTCGACAACGTGATCCTACGCTCCGCCTATGAACTGTGTGGGCTGACGCTGCCGTGGAAGTTCTGGAATGATCGCTGCTACCGCACGGTGAAGACCCTTCATCCCGATGTTGTGATGGCACCACGAGAGGGAACTCACCACAACGCGCTGGATGATGCGCTCAATCAGGCCAACCACCTCATCGCGATGCTCGGACCCGCGGCACGGTATCAGGCATTCAAGGCACGTGGTGAGGTGAAACTGTGAGAATCGTTCAGCCATCAGCAACGCTCATTACTCATACGCTTGACTCGGAGAAGGTCATCGAACTGGCAGGGCGGGTCTGCTACAAGAGCGAGGAGAAGATCACCGCGGACAGTCACGTCGCCTTCATCAAGATGATCCTGAAGAGTGGGCACGAGAGTGTGCTGGAGCATGCCAGTGCCAGCTTCCACCTCGTCACCGATCGCGGCATCAGTCATGAGCTGGTCCGCCACCGACTAGCGAGCTACTCGCAGGAGTCTACCCGTTACTGCAACTACGGCAATCAGAATAGCATCACCGTGATTCGGCCCTGTGGTATCATCAGCGAGAATGCCAAGCGCATCTGGTATGATGCCATGGTAGAGGCTGAGGATTGCTACCTGGCGTTGCTCGGTGAAGGCCTCACGCCTCAGGTAACGAGGTCCGTCCTACCCACCTGCTTGAAGACCGAGGTGGTGATGACGGCAAACTTCCGCGAGTGGCGACACTTTCTGAAGCTGAGGCTCTCACCCGCAGCCCATCCGGACATGCGTGAGCTGGCCGGTCTGATCCGTGATCAGCTGGTTACGCTCGCGCCCACCGTCTTCGAGGAGTTCAAGCCGTGATCAGTCTCGCTGCGCGGTGCTGGGATCGACTGCACACACCTTCGACGTTGGCGAGAAGTCCTAGTTGGGTGCCGCACAATCGTCCATGTGATGGGTGCAGTAAGATCGTTTCAGAAGGTTACATCTGCCCAAGCTGCTTGGCATCGGAACTGAGGAGGGGGTATGAAGCTGAGAGACTACGCGGGATGGCAGGATCTGGGGTTCCATGTTCGTCGCGGGGCCAAGGCGGTGGGAAGAGATCTCACCACCGGTAAGGCGCTGTTTAGCCGAGACCAGGTTGAAGAAACTCCGAGCTATGATCTGAAGCTGAACCAGGAAGAGCGAGAGTCACTGGGAATTGGGAGGAAACGATGACCGACGAGCTCGATGCGCGTGAACTGGGTGTCACGATATGGACCATCACGATGATGTCTGATGGTGCGGAGGTTTACCGACACTGCACCCACTTCAGGCGGCTGCCGACTGCTTGCCAGTTTGTGGACAAGGTCGGATTGTTTCACGTTTGCTACTTGCCTTACCATGCCGTGGAGGAGTGACATGATCGATCTTCATGAGGTTGACAACGACCAACTGCTCCAGGAGCTTCGGCAGCGGATCCGAGGTGGCTTGATCATCCTGAGGGTGGAGTCTCTCATGTCCGGCCGCGGGGCACTGCTCTCAGTGATGCCTAGCCGACCAGAGTACGGCCACTTCAGCTTCGGTGTCGAGGATCTACGAAAGTGGGTTGCGGATCGGGTGCTGTGATGAGTGGCGGTCACCTTTGCACCTGTACCTTCAGGATTGTTCATATGAGATGGGGAAGCAAGTGGGAACGCATCTGGTGTGTTTCATGCCGGTGGCGAGCTGAGCTGTACTGGGGTGCATGATGAGTTATCGAGAAGCTTTGACGTCAATCAGGAACCATGCTTGCCGTTGCATACCCAATTACAAGGAGCTTTGTGCTTTATGCGCCAAGATGGGGCGGAGAGCGGCAATCATAGCTCACCAAGCTTTGCTTGAAGGTGAGTGGCAGCCTATGGAGATGGCACCGAAGGATGGAACAAAGATCCTGTGCTACACGGGACGCCATCATCTTGTTCGATGGGACGGGCTAGGGTGGTGGAATGGGCAGGTCTACATTGAGCCGGATAAGAATGATTATTGGCTTCCGTTGCCAGAACCGCCAAAGGTGAAACCATGAGCCAGGCGACCGCTCTCCTTGGTCTTGAGGTGACTGCCTCCATCACGGAGATCAAGGCACGCTTCAAGGAACTCTCGCTGGTTCACCATCCAGATGTTGGTGGTGACACGGAGAGGTTCCGTGTGCTGCACGAGGCCTACCTCGCCGCGCTCGAAGAAGCGAGTGAGCAGCCCTGCGAGGAGTGCCAGGGATCCGGCAAGCTGACGGTGCAGACTGGGTGGCGTGTCACGCGGGTGACCTGTCCTTCCTGTGGTGGTAGTGGCTACCCGAACGGCTGAACTGCAATATGATAATCAAACTTAGTCAGAGACCTGGTCTAGCCGGCCATCGAGTGCTTAGTGCAATATACATATCAAAAAAACTTTCATTATATCACAACAATTTTCAGTTATAATAGCTCGTAGAGTGTCTGATACCAACGTTATATGGTAATATCAGTCAGGGTTATTTGAGATTAGGACGCGGGTCACAGGTAGCTGGTAGATGACACGGGTCAGGCAACACGGCACCTCCTGGTGGGAGTGAGTAGCCAACCGCAGGCAGCCTTCACGGGGCACCTGGGAAACGCAAGCAGGATGAGTCAAGAGTCGAAGAACGCGGTGAAGATGAGTGAGAGGAAACTCCGAAGCGAATCAGTCACCGGAAGCGACGAGACAATCCTGAACATTTGCCAGCCTGGTCAGACACGAAGCGAGAGGAACAACAGATCAAAGGGCAACCAGGTGGGTTGCAGTGCTGCTCGTTAGTGGACCACCGGTGAGGAGCCTAGAGCCACCACCGATAGAATGGGTCAGTAAGCGTGAGTCACTGCCGTGACAGGGTGGTTGGAGTCACTCACGTTGCACACGCAGAACAGAATAGATAAGGGTTCGTCGTGAGACGAGGCCAGTGAGTGCACGAAACGCCGTGGAAGTTATGAGCCACGGCGTCCACCACAGCTTCGAGGTGGTAGTGGTGCTGATGAGTCAGCCACCTCAAAACTCCAAGACTAAAAGGAGAAGATGATGAGCTTCTTCTAAGACGAAACTCCGCCGCGAGGCGGAGTCCGCGGATCACGGGCGCACCGCGCTGATGAGTCAGCCCACAACCTCCACCATCACAAGGAGATCACCATGGCTAAGAAGCTTCACACCGCCGTCCCAACCACGCCTGAACCTATCCTCACCCACGACGAGCTGCTCAAGCAAGCCAACGAGGAAACGGTCTTATACATCAAGTATATGCGAGAGCATAACGACAAAGATCGTCTTGAACTCGCAACCAAGTTAGCCGCCCCCAACGCCGACTTCACTAGCATCATCAGCTGGAACCTCGACGACATGATTAAGCTGGAGATCAAGGAGGGAGTGATCAAATACTTCGACAATCTGATCAGGCCCAGACCTGATGGTGAGTCATTCGCCGGTTCACCATGGGAGGCAGTCAAGATCATCTACGCAGCTGTTCAGAACGCTCTCCTCGACAACTACGGCTGGCAGGGCGAGGACCTCGAACCTTACAGCACGAGCATCGCTCACAATGCCTGTGCCATCCTGAGGCGGTCCGCCTTGAAGAATCTCTACCGTTGCGATCTTAAATTCATTCGCTACAACGCCAAGAAACTTGGTGAGGTGCTGTGATGAACTTCGTCATCTTCTATCTGTCACAGGACAAGATTGACCTCGCGGAGAAGCTGCTGGGTCGTAAGACCACGTGGCAGGAGCGTAACAAGATGGGATCATGGGTCATCAGCACTGATGCCGTGGCCGCCGAGCGACTGGTTGAGCACTTCCGCCTCACCGGCCACCTGTCCTACATTGAAGAAACGAGTGAGGTGTAGCATGCCAGAGAAGGCCCAACAGATCCTTAAGCGCCTCAATGAGGTTCAGAAGCTGCTCAGTCAGCTGGTGAACCAACCTAACAACGATGCCGACTACACCATCCTGAGTGAGACCGCCAAGCTGGTGGTTAAGGCTCAGCAGAAGATCATCACCTATCGTAGCGAGGAGGGGTGAGATGAAGACCAAGGAAGTCAAACGTCAGGGGCCAAGGATCGGCAGGTGATCTTCATCGAAGATCTGCAGGGCAAGCTTACCACTCGACGAGGGCTGCTCATGCGACCGAAACTCAAGGTTTGGGAGAAGGCCATGATCCAAGCTGATGTCATCCATCTTGAAGGACGGATCAGGTCTAGCATCGCTTTCTTGAAAGCCCTGGATCCGAAGTCACGGCGTGAGAAGGAACAGGTGCCGGTCACTCAGGACTGGGCGCCTGGTGATGGTGAATATAGTCGGGTGCTAAATGTCAAGAAGATCAGCTAAGTAAAACCGGCCGCGTGGCCGGTCCGTGAGACGCGCCCACCCTCGCGCTGATGAGCCCGGGCAAACCACCAACATCACAAGGAGGCTACCATGCCGATCGACCCCGAAGATAATCGTGACTACCAGCTCCCACCGCTCCGTCTCGGTCCTGCAAATGATGGTCACGTTAGGCCCAAGCCGAACCTCGACCAGCTGGATCACAGCACCGGAACCAACACGCACTACAGCAGCTACCTCTTCGATCACGAGGGTGACTAAGATGACCGGTCATATTTATCAGCCATTACCATCCTGGATGGGTCATCACCCGCGGAACTACACGCCCTGGTCTACCGCTGAGGATAACGCCCTACGTGCTCATATGCGAGCTAAGATGAGTCTTACTCAGATCAGTGATGTCCACCTTCGTTCGGTGAAAGGGATCACCTCACGACTGGCTCTGTTGAATCTCAAATGGTGGCGGGCACCAGCACGAGTTACCTTGTCCGTGACCGGCACTGCCCATGACATGCTGAATGATCTCGAACTGAACCTGCGAGTGCTGACCGGGACCTTTAATCGACTGAAGATGGAACTCGGTGTCACCCAGCCGCTTTTTCCTGAGGAGGTAGATCGTGGATAAGCCTATGCTCGCTGGCACACTTGATAACCTCGGGACATTGCGCTTTCCCGTGCTGGCCAGCCCTAAGCTGGATGGTATCCGAGCTATCGTCGACCCGAACGGAAACCTCATGAGTCGCAACGGAAAGCTGATCCAGAATGAACACGTAAGACGACTTTTCAGCCTGAAAGCGCTCGCTGGTCTCGACGGTGAACTGATCTGCGGTGATCCTACCGGACCTACAGTTTGGAATTCCGTTGAGATACCTGAAGGGACGACGCAGATAGCCGATAGTGTATTTCGTCGAACGAGCAGTGCGGTGATGAGCCGTGATGGAGAACCCAACGTCGTCTTCCACGTCTTTGATCGGCAGAACGGAGTTCGCTATGCTTTCGCCGATCGGCTGCGGGAGATCAAGGAAGTTCTTCACGAGGTCAGCTATCCCGTCGGTTATGTCAAGCTGGTCCCGCACCTCACCATCAAGACGGAAGAGGAACTACTTCGTTACGAGGAGGTCTGCCTCTCGAAGGGCTTTGAAGGAGTGATGGTCCGTGACCCCGCTGGTCCTTATAAGCACGGACGTTCTACCGTGAAGGAGGGCTGGCTGCTGAAACTGAAGCGGTTCCAGGACAGCGAGGCGATCGTGATCGGTGCCTTCGAGCTGAACCACAACTTCAACGAGAAGGACGCGAGTGGCAAGCGCACCAGTCACGCTGCGGGAAAGGTAGCTGCCGGCATCCTCGGTGGCTTCGTCGCCCGTGACGTGAAGAGCGGAGTCGAGTTCGAGATCGGAACCGGTTTCACTCGTGAACAGCGACAGGACTGGTTCCTCAATGCCATCAGCGGCAAGCTAAATGGTAAGGTCCTCACTTACAAATTTTTTCCGAGTGGCTCAAAGAATAAACCACGATTCCCTGTTTTCCGTGGTTGGCGAGATGACTTGTAACCTCCACCATCACAAGGAGAGCAACATGAATGACCCTATCTTCGTTAACCAGCGACTCAGTCAAGTCTCGCTGAAGTTCCTCGCCACTCACCCCTACAATCGAGTCTGGTCGCTCAACTGGAAATGCTTCACCACCGTCGGCCCTGAGAGGAGAACATCTGATGAAAATTGAAGAGCTGTTCCAGATCGTCGCGAACGCACATCAACAGGGACTACTTCCAGACCTGCGCGACGCCGACCTCTGCGGCGCGGACCTGCACTGCGCGGACCTGGGTGGCGCGAACCTGCGTGGCGCGGACCTGCACGGCGCGGACCTGCACGGCGCGGACCTGCACGGCGCGAACCTGAGCGGGGCCGACCTAAGCGGGGCCGACCTGAGCGGGGCCGACCTAAGCGGGGCCGACCTGAGCAGGGCGAACCTGAGCTGGGCGAACCTGAGCGGGGCCGAACTGAGCTGGGCCGACCTGAGCATGGCCGACCTGCGCAGGGCCGACCTGAGCATGGCCGACCTGGACTTTGCTGTCTGGCCACTCTGGTGTGGTGGCACGCGGGTCAAACTTGATCGTCACCTTAGCCTGCAGCTCATCTACCACGTGTTCAACAATGATCATCTGGACCCCGAGATCGTGGTCGCGCTGGAACCGCTTCGTCGCCTAGCGGAGGAGTTCCGCACCATCCAAACCGAGGCCCCAGAACTTCGCCTTAAGAAGGAGATCTCTAATGACCGCTAACATCAAGCAGAATGCCGACGGCCGTGTGGCCATGATCTACAACGAGCAGGGTGGCCGACCCTGGTGGGGCGGTGGGACGCCGGTCACGGGGCCTATGACGGTGGAAGTTGCCAAGAGCGTCTTTCCCTTTCACTACTATAAGGAGAAGCTGTTCCGGGTTGATGGTTCCGAGATCACCACGCACGTGGCCATCGTCATCAGTGATACCAGAAAGATCATGAACATCGGTGGTGCTACCTGCTCCATCTACCAGCCTGAAGACTGCGCGAAGTTCATCGAGGCGCTGAGTGATGAAGGCATGACCTGCGAAACGGCCGGCGCCCTCGGTGATGGCGAGAAGATCTGGTTTCTCTGCCATGCGCCTGATCACCGCTGGGAACCAGTCAAGGGTGATGAGCATCGCACCTACACGCTCGTCACCAACAGCTACGACTTCTCTTCCGCCTTGGAAGGACGCAACACGGACATCCGGGTAGTCTGCCAGAACACGTTAGACGCCGCCACTTCCGGTAACCCCGCCGTGGTGAAGATCAAGCACACCGCGAACATGCACCAGCGAGCCTCGCTTGCTGCCGAGATCTACAAAGGCTACGTGCGAGCGAGCAAGACCTTCCGTGAAGCCATGATCTACTTGGCCAAGCACCCCATCACCGACACTCTCGTTCGTGAGTTCGAGATCGAGATGTTTGGTGATCTCACCAAGACGGAGGGGGGAACCAGTCAGACCATCCTCAAGAAGAAGCTGGAGAAGTTTGAGCAGTTGATGGTCACCGGTCACGGCACCGAGATCAAGGGCGTGGTTGGCACCGTCTACGGTCTGCTGAATGCCTTTGGTGAGTATCAGGATTGGCATAGCATTGTTCGTAATGCCAAGAACGCTGCTGGCCAGGTGGATCGAACCAACTCGATCCTCTTCGGCCAGGCAGCTAAGTTGAAGTCCAAAGCATTGGAGCTGGCCCTCGTGCTGGCGAAGAGGTGAGCAAACATGATCAAAGACATCCGTAGTAGTCGTGAGAAGGTAGAGTCACACCTTATGTGGATCACCACCCATGGTGACTACTATCATTCACAAGAAGAAGCACTTGATCATCAAGAGCGAACTGACTTTCACGAATGGTGCGCCGAAAATTTCTGCCATGGCGGTGAATGGCCGCCCGACATGATAGCCAAGGCCATCCTTGAAGATTGGACCGTGCAGCCGCGTTTAGAACCTGAACCAGATACCTCATCACTTCCAACATGGAGAAAAGCATGCAGATCCTGATACCCGTATCCGTCGGTGAGCTCGTTGACAAGCTGACCATCCTGAACTTGAAGCTGGTCAAGGTATCTGACAAAGAGAAGTTGAAGCAGATCAGTCATGAACGTGATGAACTGTTTGAGGTCTACTCCAAGCTTCAACCACCCTATGACACCCTTTCACTCACGACTCAGCTCGCAAACATCAACACTGAGCTTTGGAGAGTGGAAGATCTCCTTCGTGAGTATGAGCATGATGGTATCTTCAGCTCACCGCATGATACTGAGAACTTCATCCAGCTCGCTCGGTCCGTCTACCGTCTCAATGATCAGCGCTTCACAGTCAAGAACCAGATTAGCCAACTGTTCGGCTCTGACATCCAGGAGGTAAAGAGCTATGTCAGATACTGATTCCGTCGTCAAGCCAGCTCTCTATTTCGACGCCAATCGCCATGCCTGCATTCGTATCCGTGACATTGGTAACAAAACGGTTTTCCTTGGCATCAGCGACAGTAAAGTCAAGGGCAAGCGGGCGGTAGACGTTCATCAGCTCCCTACCGACAAATTCAACAACACCTACAAGCTTGAAGTTAACACTACTTCGCTCAAGGGCATCACAGAAAAGTGGATGGGACTTTCATCGTTAGGGGTGATGATCACCCCCGCGGCTCGGCACGCTGTCGCCGATATTCTTAACCAGGAGACTCAGGACATGGACACTGCCAAAACCGCACCAGCTAAGACGGAGGTGACTAAGAAGACAACGAAGAAGACCGATACGCCGATCGCTGACGCCGCCAAGGCGACCGCCGCGGAGACAAAGAAGTCATCCCTGCCAGGGGTCACCCCAGGTCCTACTGCTCAGGCAGACGCGGAGAAAGCTGCCAAAGCTACCGAAGTCATCAAGAAGAACCAGGAAGCGGACAAGGCCAAGAAGGAACCAGCCAAGAAGGAACCAGCCAAGAAGGAACCAGCCAAGAAGGAACCAGCTAAGAAGGAGCCAGCCAAGAAGGAGCCAGCCAAGAAGGAGCCAGCCAAGAAGGAGCCAGCTAAGAAGGAGCCAGCCAAGAAGGAGCCAGCCAAGAAGGAGCCAGCCAAGAAGGAGCCAGCCAAGAAGGAGCCAGCCAAGAAGGAGCCAGCCAAGAAGGAGCCAGCCAAGAAGGAGCCAGCCAAGAAGCCTACCGTGACGCTCAAACACCTCGTCAGCACCGGCACTAAGAAGGAAGTCAAGGTCCCCAACTCCGAACTGCCGTTGGCCACCGCAGTCGTAATCGCCGCGCCAGTCAACTCTGACCTGAAGATCGGCAAGACTCTCGCAGGAGAGGACCCTAAACCCCATACCTCCACCGATGAAAAGGAGACCACCGTGTCTACTACCAAGCCTGCCACGAAGACCGCCACCGCTGCCACGAAGGCGGCGCCTAAGACCACTGCGAAGACCATGCCCAAGGCTACCGTCAAGAAGACTGTCAAAGCCGAGTCCGCCGGACATCGAACCGGTGAGTCTGATCGTCGCGTGGGAGTCAGAAGTGCTGAACTCACGAGCAAGAAGATCAAGGTCAATGTGAAGGCAGACCTCAGCCTCGTGCGCGAAGGCACCGTGCGCATGGCACTCATGAAGGCCGTCATGGCCTGCGCCACCGTTGATGAGGCGCTGTCCAAGAAAGTCAAGCGCCAGGACGGTGAGAAGATGTCCGTCAATGCTACCCACGTCAAGATGGCCGTTGAATACGGCTTCATCACGTTGGTGTGATGATGAAGAATGAAGATCCATCTTACGTCTTCTACATCTCCCAGAGGCGACAGGTGATCAGCACGACCTTTGACGCAACGGTGATCATACTTCCTGATAGCATGGTGGCTTTCATCCGAGCCGAGGTATTCAACGGTGACATGCTTGAAGCATTGGATCACGCGACGCCCACCGAAGAAGAAACCGTCCTCAACACCTGGAGGCCATGATGGCAGCCGTCACGAAAGCACCTGTCAAGAAGGTCATCGAGAAGAAGGAGAAGCCGGCTAAGAAGGACCTGAAGCCAGTCAAGCTGCCTAAGTCACTGGCCGCCTGTGCTGACCGTTACTATCTGGTCATGCATGAGCGTCTGGACAAGCAAAAGCAGCTGACCAAGGAACTTGAAGATCTGGTGCGAGAAGAGAAAGCCCTTGCTGAGCACCTCATCAACACGCTCCCCAAGGGTGAGGCTTCCGGTATCGCCGGGAAGGTTGCCCGTGCCAGTATCGAAACGAAGCCGGTGCCAACCATCCAGGATAAGGCGAAGTTTCTCGCCCACATCCGGAAGACCGGTGAGCTGGATCTGCTGTCTCAGTCACTCAACACCGAGGCTGTCAAGGCCCGTTGGGATGTCAAGAAGGCTGTTCCCGGCGTGGGGGTATTCAACGTCGTTCGCGTCAGCATCCACAAACTATAGTCAACAACAACAACCAACCATAAGGAGACCAGCATGGTCCGCAAGAATGAAGTGAACAAGCGTGGCACCGGTGCCGTCAATAGCTGGGAAGCGGAGATGGAAGCGGATGCCGTCGTGGCAGCCGAGTCTGAGAGCCTCTCAGGCGGTGGCGCCTTCATCGGTCTCGGTCAGAACCAGATGACCTTCAACGGGGCGGTGGTTCCGAACAACGAGATCCACTGCGTCATCCTAGACGCCATCTTCGAGAACGTGAACTACGAGGGTGAGTATGACAAGGACAACCCGACCGGTCCACGGTGCTTCGCCTACGGACGTTATCACAAGGACGGCAAGACCATCCTTGGCATCGACACGTGGGATGACGACACCTCCGAGATGAAGCCCCACAAGGCGGTGATCGACCGCGTGTGTGACACCTGCGCGGAGTGCCCGAGGAACCAGTTTGGCTCCGCGGAGAAAGGGGCCGGCAAGGCGTGCAAGAACACCCGACGTCTCGCGCTCATCCCTGTGCTGGGTGCCACCAAAAAGGGTCAGTTCGCCATCAACACCACAGACACCGAGCACTACGCCACCGCAGCGATGGCCTACATCAAGACGCCTGTCACGTCCACGAAGATCTACAGTGGCTTCGTGCAGCAGGTCGCCGGCAGCCTCAAGCGACCGCCCTACGGTGTCTTCACCAGGATGTTCATGACGCCCAGTGAGAACATGATCGCCCTGAACTTCGAGGCGGTGGACGTCATCCCCAACAGCCTTGGCAAGGTCATCATGGAGCGTCACGCGGAGGCTCAGGTGGCCATCACCTTCCCCTATCAGCAGACCATCAGTGATGCCAAGCCCAAGCGGGGCAAGAAAGAAAAACCCGCAGTGGCCGCCCGTGGAAGGAAGGAGAAACCCGCCCAAGCTGCCGCCGTCGCCAAGCCGGTTCGTGGTGGTAAGAGTAAGTTCTAGGACCGATCGAGTCATCGAAGGGTGGGGTTTAATCACCTCGCCCTTCACCTTTTCTTCGAGGGCACCGTGGATTTTTGGACTGTTGACTTCGAGACGACGGCCATCATGCCTCGTCCGCACTACCCGCCCGAACCCGTGGGTGTGAGCCTCAAGCGATCCGGTAAGAAAGGAACCTATCTCGCGTGGGGCCACCCGACCGAGAACAACTGCACCAAGGCGGAAGCGATCAAGGCTCTCAAGCAGGTGTGGGAGAGCGGGTTGCCTATCGTGTTTCACCACGCGAAGTTTGACTACGAAGTTGCCACTGTGAAACTCGGACTCCCTGAGCTTCCGTGGGAACGACTGCATGATACCATGTTTCTTCTCTTTCTAAACAACCCTTACGCACCGAGTTTCAAGTTGAAACCCTCGGCTGACCGCCTTCTGGGTATGCCGCCGGAAGAGCAGGACGCGGTTCGTGACTGGCTTTGGGGCCACCGCAAGGAACTGAAGGAGAAGTATGACATCAACGTCACCAAGGCGAACTTCGGTGCTTTCATCAGTCTGGCTCCGGGAACACTCGTCGGTAAGTATGCTGATGGCGATACCATTCGCACCGAGAAGTTGTTTGTGCTGCTGCTGAAGGACATCAAGCAGCGCAAGATGATGAACGCCTATGACACCGAGCGTGAGCTCATGCCCATCCTCTTAAAGTTGGAGCAGCAGGGTGTCCCTGTCGACCTGAAGCGACTTCGGGCTGACGTGAAGAGCTATACCGAGTGGCTTGCCAAGATCGATCTGTGGTTAGCTAAGCAGCTGAAGATCACCGTGTTCAAGCCCATCAAGAAGGGCCGGAAACGCGTAGAAGGTGAGTTTAACCTGAACAACGGTGATCATCTGGTAGAGGCACTCATCCAGGCTGGCAAGGTGGATGAGTCTCTGCTGGAGCGCACCGACACCGGCAAGTGGTCTTCTGACAAGGAGGCACTCTCGCTGGCGGTTACCGACAAGCCGCTCAATGGTATCCTGCAGTATCGGGCGCAGCTTCAGACCTGCGTGGGCACGTTCATGTCTGCCTGGTTGGAAGTTGCAGAGCAGACGAAGGGCCTCATCTTTACAAGCTGGAATCAGACTCGCTCGGCTGATGGGAAGAATAGCACCGGCACCCGCACCGGCCGACTTAGTTCCAGCCCGAATTTCCAGAACATCCCCAAGGAGTTCAAACCGATATTTCGTCATGAGCAGCCTGACAAGAAACTTGCTAAATTGCTGCCCGTCTGTCCGATCAAGGGTCTGCCAAGCCTGCCACTCTGTCGCAGCTACATCGTGCCGTGGGACAAGAATCAGATCCTCGTGGATCGGGACTACAGCCAGCAGGAGCTTCGTATCCTCGGTCACTTCGAGGGCGAGGCGCTGCGTGAAGCTTACGTATCCGACCCCTGGCTGGACGTGCACGACTGGGCCACGACGGAGATGCAGGAAACTTACGGAATGTTCCCCAACCTCACCCATGACAAGGCCCGCAAGCCCGTCAAGAACACCGGCTTCGGTCTGATCTACGGCATGGGCGTAGGTAAGCTGGCGCTGAAGTCCGACATCACCGTAGATCTAGCGAAGAAGGTGAAGGATGCTTACCTCGCCATCCTGCCTGGGCTGAAGGTGATTTACGCAGAGATGAAGTCACGCGCCAAGGCGAACCAACCCATCCGGACCTGGGGCGGGAGAGAGTATTACTGCGAGGAGCCGAAGATCATCAACAACCGGCTGCACACCTACGACTACAAGATGGTTAACACCCTCATCCAGGGATCAGCCGCAGACTGCACCAAGCGGGCCATGATCAACCTGTTGAATTCGATGTATCCACTCGGTAAAGACGGTCTTCGCGGGTGCATCCGCCAGGGGATGGAAGGATGGCGGGTGCTGATCCAGGTCCATGATGAGCTTCTCATGTCGGTCCCCGCAGCTAGCATGGCTAAAGCCCAAGAGGTGATGAGTCAGGCGCTTGAGACGGTGGACTTCGATGTTCCCATGTTGAGTGAAGGCACCGTGTCCAAAGTCAACTGGGCGGTGATGCAAGACTATGACAAGAAGGGCAAGCTCGTCTACAACCACAAGAAAGGAACTTAGCATGAGTGTTGATCTGAAGTCAAAATCACAAACCATTCTTTCACTTGCGGTGGCAATGGAAGAAGCAGGCGGCATTGTTGATGAGGAGAGGCTTGGGTCCATGACCGCCATTGATCTGATCAATCTCATCGCACCAAATGACATCCGTTTTACTAACATCAACCCGAAACCACAGGTTGACTATTGTGCTAAGAGATGATACATGTCATATGCGCTCAGTATCCTCTGTTCGTTATTCAACAGTGACGTCGTCAACAAATTCCTTGAGGAGCAAGAGAAGATGTCCAAAAAACTGAACGAAGAAGTGAAAGCGGTCAAGAAAAAAGCCGAGCTGGTCATCCAGTCGAAGCGCAACCACGCCCCTGGTAAGCGTCACGAGCTGCCGGATGGAACCACATACCAGGTCAGTCGTAGTGGCGCTTGGGTCCGCACCTCGATGAAGCTCGTTGAGCAACGTAACGCGGATGGTGGGGTCAGGGTGGCCGAGCGTCATGCAATCATGGACCGTTTGCTGGGTGGCAACTGATGGTAGCCAAGATCCTCAAGCGCTTCACGGCATGGTCTTACTCTCGCCTCACAGTATATCGTGAGTGCCCGTTCAAAGCCTGCAAGAAGTTCCTCGACAAGCTTCCTGAGCCCGAAGGCCCAGCTTTAGCACACGGCACCGAAGTTCACAAAACCTGTGAAGCCTACCTGAACGGCACGGTGAAGCGACTGCCGATCATGCTTCAGCCGTTCAAGACCGAGGTGAAGGACATCAAGAAGTTCTTGATTGGAACTGAACTGCAGTGGGCGTTCCGTCAGGACTGGACGCCTACTGGGTGGTTCGACAAGGACTGCTGGCTCCGGATCGTCGTGGATGCGGCCAGTCAGCCCAAGCCGACCATTCTCATGATCGACGATTGGAAGACAGGACGCGTCTACGAGGAGAAGCAGGATCAGCTTGACCTCTACAACCTCGGTGGGTTGCTGCTTCACCCCGAGGTCGAGGTCTCCAAGAGCCGGTTCATCTACCTCGACCAGAAAGTAATCAAGCCAAGTCAGCTCGAACGCAAGGATCTCGAAAAGGCCAAGGCTCACTGGCGCAAGGAAACAACCAAGATGATGTTGGATACCACCTTCACGCCACGGCCGGGAAACTACTGCCGGTTCTGCTACCTGCGGAAGTCTGCGGGCGGTCCATGCAAATTTTGAGTGAGGCATGTATGTCAACTGATCAAGAAGTAAATGAAGCGACACATTGGCTCATAGGCCACGCAACTTCGGGGTCCCATGAAGCAAAATTGTTAGCGGGTATCATCTACGTCCTAATGAATGATAACACGCGCTTGGAAAAATTGGAGAAGATCTGCAAGACTACCGTAACGCAACATCTTGAGATGCCCGATGATTGCAAAACCTGGTCGCCATGTAGCTGTAAGATCTGCGTGTTCTTCCGCGATAACCACAATCCGAATCCATACAAGAGGTGATCTGTGGCCATCATCACCATCAAGCGAAGTGAGTCCTCCATCCAAGGTGCCGTGGTTGGTTGGGCCAAGAAGACCTACGGTATCGTCTGCCAGAAGCTCAGCACTGGTTCTCGCTTTCAGAAAAGCAGCTTCCCAGACTTCATCTTCTTCCTGCCGGGCGGCAAGCCACTGCTCATCGAGTTCAAGCGTGAAGGCGGAATCATCACCTCCGCGCAGGCTGATAACCACGCAGGGCTGCGTGGGTTGGGCTACGATGTTTGTGTAGTTGATGATGTGGAAACCGGAAAGCAGCTTATTCGAGAGGCAATGGAGAAGATTATGAAGAAGAAAAGGAAGTCGACATGATCGACGCTGAATACACCATGATCCGAAAGACACCACAGAAGTGGGTTCCTAAGAAGTATATGAAGGCCGGTCTCAAGTGGTTGCTGGAGCACGCCTGTGCCGGGCTGCTGCTGAAGCCCGGCCGCGGCAAGACCGCCATCACACTGGCGGCGATCTCCTACCTGAAGAAGAGAGGTTTGATCAACAAGGTGCTGGTTCTGGCACCGAAGCGGGTTTGCACAACGGTCTGGCCGGCCGAAGTCCAGAAGTGGTCGGACTTCAATCACCTGCGAGTGGAAGTCCTCCGTGGCAAGGACCGTGACGATGCGCTGCTTCGTGACGCAGACATCTACGTTACCAACTATGAAAGTCTGCCGTGGCTGCTTCAGCCGGAGTGGGGAATCAACACCCGAACCAACCGAAAGGTGGTCAAGATCGACACCAAGAAGTTCAAGAACCTCGGCTTCGACGTGCTGGTCATCGACGAGCTGAGTAAGTTCAAGCACCTTACCTCGGGACGATCCAAGATGCTGACGAAGATCATCGGCATGTTTGGCAGACGCTGGGGTCTCACCGGTTCACCAGCCGCCAACGGGCTGATGGACCTCTTCGGGGAGACCTTTATGCTGGATCAAGGTGCCTCACTTGGTCGCTATGTCACCGAGTTCCGCACCGAGTACTTCGACGTGGTGGACGCCTACACCTGGGTGCCTCAGCTTGACGCCGAGGAGAGGATCTATGAAAAACTGTCGAACCTCATGATGCACGTCCCCGAGACCGGTCTGGACCTGCCGGAACTTCTTGAGAACAACATCATGATCGAACTTGATGATGAGTCACGTCGAGTGTATGATCAACTCGAGGCGAGTATGCTCACCGTGCTTGACATCGCTACACGGAAGAAGGAAAAGACACGCAAGGTAACGGCGTCCAACGTCGCGGTGGCTCACGGCAAGTGCCGTCAGGTCTGCTGTGGGGGCATCTACCTCGACCCGGAGCTCGTAGATGTGATGCAGGATCTGAACATGAAGATCCGGCCTAGTCAGCGTGAGTGGATCAACCTGCACAACCTCAAGGTTGATGCGCTGGAGGACCTCGTCAGCGAGATGCAGCACCGACCGTTGCTGGTAGCCTATGACTTCAAGCATGATCTTGACCGTCTCCGCAAGACATTCAAGCCCTCCAAGCGAGTGGTCTACATCTGTGATCACAGTGATCGTGAGTTCGAGATGATCGAGCGACGCTGGAACGCCGGTGAGATCGAGGTGATGTTCGGTCACCCACAGTCCATCGCCCACGGTCTGAACCTGCAGGAGTCGGAAGGTGATGTCTGCTGGCACTCTCTTACGTGGAACCAGGAGGATTACGACCAGTTTTTACGTCGAGTCTGGCGACCGGGAAACAAGGCCAAGCACACGACCAACCATCACATCCTCGCTCAGAATACCATCGAGGATCTGGTGATGCTTCCCTGCTTGAAGGACAAGGATTTTAACCAGCAAAAACTGTTCAACGCGTTGTTGGACCTAGCCAAGAGGAGAAGGTAGATGGACAGCGTCAAGCTTGAAGGATCACAGGAGGTAGAGGCAGCTGGACGTCAGATCCGTGATGCCGCTACCGTCATCAACGTCGCCACGCTCAATCTAATCCAGGCCGTGAATCAGCTTGCCCAGACGACCGAACGACTGACCAAGACGATCGAAAAACTGGACGTGCAGGAGGTGAAGAAGTGAGCCGTCACCTAGCGGTTGGGGGTGACGTCTTCGCTGGAGCTTTCACCCAAGGCGTGGTTCAGGCGGGGTTTGACGTCAATGTCCACCTCGAGCATGCGCCGTATGGAATCAAGACCTCGATGCTGAACTTCCCCAACCTCGACATCCGGGTGGGCGTCGAAAACTGGCATGTGGAGAACCTGAAGAAGGTGGACCTGCTCTACTGCAATCCGCCATGTGCGCCGTGGTCAACCCTAAGCGCTGGTCGTGCCTACACGTGGGACCAGGATCCTCGTCTCAGCTGCATCGACACCCTCATGGAAGCCGGTCTGAAGATGAAGGTGAAAGCCTACATCTGGGAGAGTGTCACCGTTGCCTGGGGTAAAGGCCGCAGCTTCGTGGATGAGAAAGCCAAGCTTTGGCTGGCCAACGGCTACCATGTCACGGTGCTGATCCAGAACAACCTGTATCTCGGCGCACCTCAGTGCCGGAAGCGGATG